ATCTCATAGTGTATGTGCCACTTCAAAAAGGAGTGGTAAGAAAATGGCATCGCATTACAAAAGAGGCTCTAAAATATGGATCACCTACTTTGTAGAGAAGGTGAGACATAGAAAATCAACAGGGCTTGACTACAATAAAGAAAACATTAAGCTTGTTGAAAAAGAGATTATACCTCAATTAATGAGAAAAATAGCCACAGGCGAAATATACAAAAAGAAGCCGAAAAGTTTTGAATACTACGGCGGTATATTTTTAAAACAAAAAAGTGTTAATAAAAGCTACTGGTTAGCAGAGCCATACTTCAAGAGAGCGATCAGAGCTTTCGAAGGCAGAGATATTGACACAATTACAAGGCTTGATATTAAAGAGTATCTAATATCTCTTAATATGAAAAGCCTATCAAAGCGTAAATATAAAAGTGCGCTCAAAGAAATTTTTGAACTTGCAGTTGACGATGGAGCTATCTCGGTTAATCCTGCTATTGACATACAGTTAAAAGCAGAAAGAAAAACTCCTATTCAATACTACAAGCGAGCAGAGGTTGAGCGCATATTAAGTGCAGCACATGGAGTTATGAAAGCATACTTAGAGATAGCTTTTAATACAGGCATGAGAACAGGCGAGATATTAGGCTTACAGCTTCGTGACTTTAAAAGTGATGGCTACATCCATATAAGACGCACTAGGACGCGTGGAGTTGTTGGGGATGGTAAATCGCACAATGCAGTGAGGAATGTTCCTTATAACGACTATATGTATGAATTAGCGCGATCTATTCAGCCAAAAGATAATTTGTTTTTGTTTGGAGAGATTGACGATGCGAGAAAGCTGCGTTTTATGTGGCGAGATGTTTGCAGTGCTGCTGATGTTGACAAGCATAAATTATACTCCACACGGCACACGTTTGCTACATTGATGCTGCAAGAAGGAATAGTTAGTATAAATGAGTTGGCAGGATTGCTAGGACACTCCAGCCCAAAAGTAACTCTCGCGCATTATGCTAGTGTGATCGAGACTAAAAATATAGATTTAGGGACAAACTTTAGCCTTTTTAGACACAATACGGACACAGTCAAAAAGAATAAAGCGTGAAACCGCCTAAAATAGGCCTACTGTAGAAACAAGGTACAAAATAAGCCGTATTGTGTCAAGCCCTACTTTTAGGGGATTATAGCACAGATTGTGGCACATATACTATGATTTTGGTCACAATTTAGACACAATTAACTATTCTGTAAAATACTAACATTCTCTAGGCATCTACTACCAACTTGCGCGCACCATTTACTATCTTTAGCTTCTTTAGCAGCTTGTCTAAAGTCTTGAATACGAATAGCAGCTATCATTCTTTTAAACTTACTGAAGTGATTGTATCCAAGATTAAACATCATATCTGTAAGCACGGCTCTAACAGTATCTGGTAGCTCCTCCCACTCTTCAAAAATGTCTTTCAACTCACTAACTGCGTTTGCAATATCTTCTTCAAGCATAAACTGTGCAGTAGCTAAACTTATTCCATTATCATCCAGGTTGTGCCCTACGCCAATTGTGAGTTTCCCTACGCTATCTCTATATTGGTGCAGTCTGATGCCCTCGTGCTTGGTTATTAAGTCTATTGCGTCTTTCATATCATTTTCCTTTTTTAAGGCTATTTAAAAAGCCGCCACCATAATAGAAGCTGACTATTGCCATCATTATCCACCCGAAGTTAAACGCAGCTACTAAGTCTATGTAGCTATCAAAACTTTTTGATTTCGTAAGCAGTAATACAGCACCCACCCAGAAGGCTATTATGAAGTTAGCTGCAAACATAAACGCTAATAATCGTTGAGCAAGCTTAAACGGCTGAAAAGCTTTCAGCATATTTAACTTCATTTTAGCTTGTTCTTCATCTGTAAACACAAGAGCGTCACCGGTGTTTATGATTGCATCTGTGAGTTTATTCGGATTAAATATTTTACTTATTGTTTCAAACATGCTTTCTCCTATCAGATAGGATATCCAAGATATCTTCTAGCTTTCCCTCAAGTTTATCAACCTTCGCATTTGTATTTGCTGTGGTAAGTTCTAAGTTTTTCATATGCAAAAGCATCTCTGTCTTACTAACAAACTTAGCTTCAGCCTGTTCAAGGCTTATCGCTTTTTCCATTCTACCATTTATATTTGCTATATCCTGAGACACAGCATCTATCCTTTTGAACTGAGCTGAAATTCTTCTCTCTAAGTCCTCATGGTTTGTTTTATCATTTTTTGCATGTTCTATTGCACGGTCATCCATTGCCTGCATTTTTCCCTTAAACAACCCATAACCAAATACTATACCACCAAGTGCAATGATTAGGTTTACCATCCAGCTCTCTATACCCATAATATTTCCTTGTTATCTCTTCTTGCAAAGCTAAGTAATGCTCCCCAAATACCTGCTATAAAAGCTATTATACTTGCTGTTTTGTCTATTTCGCTAAAGTGGTTAAATGGCATTATTCTTCCTTTTTATATAAATACGGCCCAAACAATAAGTGTTATCATAATCGTGGCAAACTATGCCACTTATCATGGTGTTGAATGAGATTCTTTTGTGTACCGTCTGTCATGGTGACCGGTTTCAACTAAACTAAAGATATGGTTTTTATGGCACCGCTGTTGTCTTTAAACTTTAGAGTCCCGTCTGCTGCATCAACAAAGAGCGTATTATTTTCTTGCGGTGTATCGCTCGGTAACAGTCCTAACAACTCATTATTAAAGGGTTCAGCATAAGCTTTTTGATTACCATACCCATATGCAGCTATATGTCCTAGTGATAAGTAATTTCCATTTGGCACACCTATGTTTCCATTCTTTGCATCGGTTACGTCTGCACCTTGTTCAAACACAATTCGTATATACTTTACTTTATATCCTGAGCCAGATAACCCAGAAGACACTATAACATCATCATTATTTTCTATAGTACCATTACTATTTACACCAAAACCTATGTAGTTAATCCCGTCTGTTGAACGGTAAAAAGACACTTTTCTCGCAGCTCTACTAGGGTAGTAAAAAGATAATTCAATAACATTAATGTAAACTTCTTCTGGTAACGTAATATCTACTGTTATATTCCCACCACCATCAGCCTCTGGCCAACTTGTAAGAGACCCATGATTGCCATTTCTTTCAGTGTTAAACAAGTAGTCTATAGTGAATTGTGATGTGCTTTCGCTGAATACTACAGAAGTGTTATCAAACTTTGTAATATTTGCTAGTAAGTTATCCTGATGTCCTGCCCATGATTTTGAGTATAGTGAACTACTTTGGGTAATTTGACCGGGAACAATGTGCGTTGATTTGCTTTTTATCACGCTTGGTGCGTCACCACCCCTGAAGATTTTTTTGCACTTATTTGGATACGCAGAAGTAAGTGTTTCTTCAAATACATTACCATAACCATAATCTTTTACTATGTCACCAAATGAATCTTGCCAGTCCCACAACATTCCTCTAAACGTATTATTATTTCCACGAATTACAAATGCATCTTTTGTTCCAGTTGATAAAGGTTGTGCTTGTAAGTCAATAGTGTTGCCACCAAAAGTACCACTGACATGGTTAACACAAGATAAGAAATTCTGAGCAATACCAGATATAATATTTGAGTTAAACCAACCATCACCAGTATTTTCAATAACCAGCATATTGTTTATAGTTTTTAATTCTACATTGAAATTGTTATACGCAGAAGACTTCCCATCAGTAACTTTTACAACAATACCTGTAGTATCACCGCTATTGTAGGTTCCATTACCTTTTATATTAAGTTTTTCTATATCGTTAAATCTGACACTAAAGTCATAAACATCCGTAGATAGTGCGTTTAGCATATCAGCGTCTGTAAAGTCTATTGAAAAAGAACTACCATAATACTCACCATTATGAGAACAATCTATATTTATAGTTTTATGTTTACAGTATGAACCAGCTTGCAGTAATAAGCTTTCTCCTCTTAAAGACAAATTTGGAACGAACATGCCTCTCATATTTATATGTACGCCACCTCGTAGCATTATTTTTGTCACTACATATCTACGCTCAGGAAAATTTAAAACATAGCCAGCACTGCCAGCTTCATTTCTATATTTAGTATGTAGATAATCTATTGCTGCTTGAACCTCAGTTGTTACATCAACTAAATCATCTGTTGAAGTAAGCCAGAAATCTATTGAGAATTCATTAAACTCCCTCTTGTACCAATCAAACCAAATTACTCCATCGTTTTTTATATGATTATCCTCATCTAAAGTAAAACTACCTCCTTGAACTTTATCACGCCAAAAAACTTTTTTAGGCTTTGGGCTTAATGTAGCAAACTCTTCAACACTACTAATAATCTTCTCTGCTCTCGGTCTCAAATCAACAATCTCACTCATCTTACACACTCACTTCTGCCATAGAGGCATCACTGTTGCAATAAAAATACCAAGTCGTACCTGATGGGAATATCACGTCACTATTATGAGAAAATCTTCTCCAGTGTCTTCTCGGGTTCTCGTCCTTGTCAAAAGTATTTTTAGAGTAGTATATTGTGCTGCTTGATGTATTCTGCAGAGTTGTGTCTGCTGTGAAAGTTTCCATATGCTCTTCGTTGCTTGTCAAATCTATTCCGTTTGCCATTTTTTATCCTTTGCGTTAAATTTACTTTTTTGTGTGTTATCGTGCGTTAATGTCATACATTACTATCCTATACTGCGCTTGCAGTGATTGTGTTGTAATTTTTTAAGCAGGTTGCATAACCATTTATGCTCCCCTGTCCTGCTTATGTGACTGCTTACTGTCTCATCTTGTGAGCCATTTAGCATCTGGTCCAAGACTAATAAAAATCTCAGCCATCTGCTACGTTTTTTTGTGTCTCTCTCAAATTTGGCTATTAAGTCTTGTTGTGTCATTATGCAAACTCTCCAATTTTGAAAGGTGGTAAATATGTCTGTGTATTACCATCTTCATCTATATACTCAATAGGTGTATCATAAGGATATACACTCTTATACTTGTCTAGCTTATCACTATTTTCTGGTAGTAATATGCTCTCATAGTCTCCTAAATCCTCAAGCATTATATTTTACCTCCAAGTAGTGCTATCTCTGTAGGTGTTAATTCAAAGTCATAAAACTTATAGTCTTTTATATGACCAAATAAGTATGTTTTATCCTCGTGACCAATCCTACCTATCCTTAATTTTTTAGCTCCAACATCAATAACTGATGATGAACTTGTATTTTTTGCTATTCCATTTAAATATGATTTAGCGTGAGTTTTATTATTCGTGTTTATATAGTTAAATGGAATATCTGATTCAATGTCTAATGGACTAATAGAGCCAAATCTGGAACTGCCAAAGCTAGTACCATTTGCATTTACTCTTAAATACCTGTATTCTTCCCCGACAATCCCCGTTATTCCTCTATTATACAAGGTAGACATTCCAACACCAGCTAGAGTTACGGTCATTGAAAATGTGTATTCATTAATCGCATTTATTACATTGTTGTTGTATGTAACATCACACTCATCTTGACCCCTCGTCACAGGACTATCTGTTGTTTCTATATATGAAGAAGCGAATGGGAGTTTCTCAATTTGGATATTATGCACAATAAAGCCACTGGACCCATCTCCTATAAAGCCACTTATATTTGGGCTTTCTCTTGTCTGAATATAAAAATTAGACGTATCGTCATTATCAGCTCTGACCCCCCCTCTCAATTCACACCTAGCCCTACCATTACCTAAGTCTGTTATCTTTGCTGTAATGTTTCCTGTACCAACATCAGTATTTAAACTATCAACTTCCATAGTAGCAAGGTTAAACGTAGCCCATCCTCTTGTCTCCCATGACGCAAAGTTACCATGGGAAATATTTACATAGTCATAATTACCAGATTTTTCAATAGTTACTGATAAAGTGTATTCTTTATTCTTTTCTAACTGAAATGTAAGTCTTTTAAGAAAGTGAGCACTATTATCCGTAGAAGCTATAAACTTAACAGCAGTTGCAGAGCCATCTATATTATCTTTTCCTTGTTCTAGTGTACCACCGTCTCCATAATAATCATTCCCATCAAAACTTTGGCTGTATGTCAATATGTTAGTACTACTCCCTTCAATCAATAACCCATCTTTCCCAAATCTAGGTTCGCCTACAGCAGCAGTTTTTAACACTCCATATCTATCTATATAAGTAGCTGTAGTGCTTCTTGAAAAAGCAACAGCCCCTACACCTGCTTTCATTGATAGTGAGTTCTTTAGTGGTAAGTCAAGCAATGGAGATGTAAGTCTTCCTAATGCTCCACCTAGTGCATTTGGCACTGTAATGTCCAATCCACTGTTTACCGCAGCAGTAGCATATTGTCCTGCTAAATTAGCACTATTGCTTGAGGATACTGCACTATTAGCAGAGTTTTTAGCATACTGTGCAGCCTTATCTTTTTCAGCTATTGTGTCTTCTTTTGTTTGATAGATTTTATCTATACATTGTTGTAAACCCATTATCTACTCCTTAGCATTTGGTTACATAATCATCATTAGCAAGAACAGTGGCAATATCATCTAATATTTCTAGCGACATTTGCGCTTTTCTTGTAGCATAAGACGAGTTAGATGCAGAAACATCACCTATGATTTTCACATTCCAAGTTCTTTGTAAACCGAAAAATGGAGCTTCAATCGTAAAACTATTATTTCCATAATCAAGCTCATTCACATACCACTCTGTGAAAATTCCATACTCAGCATTATCTCTTGCTAGTACTTCTATCTTTCCAGTTGGATTAACAACATTTGTTTTTCCACCTAAGTAGTTTTTCTTTTGCTTAAGTGTTTGACTGAAACCGCTCACGAGGATGCACACTAAACTCTTTGGAAATTCTGTTGGTGTGTAATTTACTGTACAGCTCACTATACTACCTCCTCAAATTCAAATGTAATTGTTTGTGTATCATCGAGTTTATTCTGTTTTGTGCGAGTCTGCATACCTAGTCGTTTCACCCTGCCGATTAGTTTGGTTGATTGAAATCTGTTTTGGCTGTCTGATGCTTCATTGCTTGTTGTATCACTTCCGTCTATCGCTATAAGCTCCTGTGTGAAGCGTTTGTTTATCATCAGCATCTTGTCATAGTCTGTGAGCAGAATATCAAAAGAGCCTTTGTGCTGCACCACTCTCTGCCCTTTGATGTGGTCTATGTATCCGCTAATTTCACTCACTTTGTTTTTGTCAAAGTTTTTGATGTCGTGGGTAAACTCTAAGTTGGTAGCTCCTACGTCTATGTATTTTGCAAAACTTATAAACCCTATCTCTGTATCTCTTAAATTGTTGTCTGATATTGTTATCGACATTTGATGAACATCCTGATATACATCTTGTGGAATATAAATTATGTGTGTGCTAGGCTCTATATTCGTATAGTTTGTCATATCGAATGGAATTGAGTTTACTGTTAAATCTATATCCAGTGAACTAATAGTGTTGCCATTAAAATCTAAAAAATCTATATGCAAGTTAGTTCCAACAACTCTACCAAGCATCACAGAGGTAACTTTTTCTCTGTTTACAGATAGATAAGTTCGCGGTGCTTTTACTACCCAACTTTGAGATGAATTAACTTTCGATGTGGTGTATTGCTTCGTGTCAAATGGTACTTTTTTAACTGATTGTCTTAAATATTCCAAAGCATAACTATGAGAAGTGTAGTAATTGTGAGGCATTTGCTCCCAAGTGTTGTCTTCAATGAATGTACTTACAACATCTGCTTTTTTGTATCCTTTGACTTTGTAAACTTTCCCATCATGCAATACAAACATTGCATATATGCTAGGTATTGGTTTGTCGTACAATGGGATATGATAATCAGCAACAGTTGAACTGTCTGCCAAATTTGTTATGACAACATGAAGATTTTTTGAACCATCTTGGTTGATACCATCGACTGTGAATTGATAATGTACATCATCTTGACACGTTCCATTGCCTTGACCACTATTTACTGTGATTGAAAAATCATCACTTCCATCATAATAATCATATCTTAGAGCAGTAACTGGAAGAGTAACCAATTCTGCAATATTTTCCCAGCATCCTTGCCCTATATTGTCATGCTTTTTTTGATAAGCCTGACCATCAATGATGGATGGATTGTTTTGGAAATAAAACATATAATCTTGATATAATGGATATGGAATATCATCATATTTGTTATACACTGTATAAATATCATCACCTTGGCGCACTTCATCACCGTCGTTGTACGTCGCATTTGCATCATAAAGAGGCACTTGGTATGCAACGTCTGTGCTGACTAACTCTGTTGTTGTAGGTATATGAAATATCATGCGCCTATCCTTTCTAGTCTATCCACTACTTCATCAAGCTTCTCATTTGATGTCTGAATAGCGTTTACAATGTCAGTACGTGTGCTATCCTCCACCTGTGCATCAAGCGTTGCCACATAACGATTAAACGCAGCTCTTGCCTGTTCGTCTGTTGTCGCAGTTGCTTGTGACTGTTGCAGGGCTTGTAGTGCCTTTTCTGATGCACTCATAGTTGATGGAATTACATTATTTGCTATAGAATTTGCATAAGCTGTTTTTTGTAGCATTGTAAGTGGACTATAATTACCAAGCCAAGCATCGTTGAGTGCTTTTGAGTTGCTATCTATAAGAGCTTTGTTTGCGTCTAAAAGCTGTTTTTCGCTGTCGTTCAGCCCGTCAACTCCACCTTTCAAACTTTCAAATAGATTTTGCAGCCCTGTCGATGTTGTTGCGAGTGTCACACCTAAGTTTTTAGCCATATCTTGCGCTAGTTGCTGTGGAGTTTTGAAGCTGTCTTCAAACGCTTTTATATTGCTTTTTGATTTAGCCATAGCATCGCCGACTAATTTTATAGAGTCTAGGTAATCGAGCGCTTTAGCCGTGTTGTTGTCAAAACTTTGTCCTGTAGCCTCTTCAAGTTTTGAGAGCGCATCAAGCTGTGTCAAGAAGTCTGTGCTTGTTAATCCGTCTTTTAAATCAGTTATTGAAGTACCAAACGCATCTAAGCCGCTGATAGTGTCAAGCAAGTACTCGTTCATTGATTTGCTTCCAAACGCAGTATTTAGCTCTTTTTGTGCATCTGCTAGTTTTTTAGTTGCGAAGTATTCTCCATTCAGATTATCATAAACATCTTTTAGGTCATTTGATAGATTTTTGTATGTGTCTGATACATCTAGCAGAGAAGATATGTAGTTTTTTGTGTCCGCTCTAAACACATCTATATATTGTCTAGTGTCATCTCTTGCTTTCTTCGTATATACGTACTTTTTTGAAGTATCATATGCAAAATGATACGCTTTTTTGTAGTTATTTACTACCTTAGAAGCATCGCCATCATTTTTTCCAAGCCATGCTAAGTGATACAATTTTGTTACTGACGCATCATATCTTGCTTTGTCTTCTTTGCCTTTTACTGATAGTGCCTCGAAATTGTCTCCAAAGTGTCCAAGTATTTTTGTTTGCGCGTCGAGAGCATCTACAATAGATTTTGTTTGATTGTCAATTTTTGCAAAATATTCAGCCTTTTCTTGTTCTGCACTTTTACGATCTCCGCTATTCATAAACCCTTGTAGCGCAGTAATCCCAGCACCTGCAGCTATCCCACCAAGTCCACCCATTCCTAACGCTGCCGTGCCTGACAAACTGCCTGATAGTAGATTTGATGTTGAAGCTTGAATCATCGAGGAGGCAATAGACGAGCCAAGCCCTTGCAACGCACCCTCAACATCTCCACTTTGTATAGCATCAACAATGCTGTTTGAGATTGATGAGTTTAGCGTGTCTCCCCATTTTTGGAAAGTTTTTTCTACGTTTTTGTTTTGGTCGTTAAGGTCTTTGTCTATGTCGATTGCGTAAAACTCTTTTAAGTCTTTTATCCATTGCGCTTTTTCTTTTTTTACGCCATCTGAAAACTTTTTATTTATTTGCATAGACATTTTATTTAAGTCATTATACGCACTTGCATCCATATTTGAAAGAATATCTCGCCATGATTTATTTTTACTTTTTAAGTTTTTTGTTTCTAATTCTTTATTAATTCCATTTATGGCTTGTTTCTGTTTCTGTAGAATATCAAGCTGTTTTGAGAGCTGTGTGAGTTCATAGGCAAGTGTTTCTCCGTACCCGCTAACAGGGGAACCGGCTCCTCTTTTTCTTGCTTCATCATTTGCAAGTTTTGCTGTCTGTGCAAGTTTTTTTGTGATTTTTGTTATTTCAAAATCAAGCTGTGCCTTTGATGCATCACGAACCGATTTTGCATAATCATCCATAGCCTGTTGTGCAAGTGTTGTTTCACTCGTTAATTTGGGAAAATACTCTATAAGTTCATAAATCCCAGCAGCTAATGCAACATATGGGATGGATCGTGTTACCACACTAAATGCTTTTGTTGATGCTGTTGCTAATAAAATAGACCTATTTACGGTTCCATAAGTACCGCTCATGGCAATATTTGAAGTTATTACTGACGCTGTAATATTTCTGTAAGCAGATAAAGCGACTTTTGCCGCTATTAAAGATGCCCCAATAGATCCTGCTTCCTTTGCAAATGATTTTATTTCTGGGATATTTTTTGTTGTTAACTCCATCAGAGATGCAGATAATTTATAATAATCTTTCGTTAATTCATTTATACCAGATTCGCTTATAGCAAGCTGCATCTCTAATAAAGCATTGTTATATCTGTTTTGCTCTGCTCTGGCAGTTTTTGAAGCATTAACAGCTTTTTTCCCAAACTCTTTTTCTAACTGATTCGAAAACTTAGGCAAAAAATCATCACTTAAAAGTTTACCTGATTCCATAAACTTATCAAGTTGTGCAGTACTCATCCCCATAGCTCTAGCAGCTATCTGGAAAGCTCCTGGTAGTCTCTCCCCTAATTGTCCCCTTAGCTCTTCTGCTTGAATCTTTCCTTTTGACATCATCTGCGACAGAGCCCTAAAAACTCCATTTTGATCATCAATACTAAGCCCCATAACAGCTGAGGCTTCACTTACACCTCTAAAAACATTTTCTACACCTTGTCCCTCTAATGATGTATGTTTTGCTGCAGCTGCAAACTGAGCAAAACCACTCAGTGATGCCTTAAAACTAAGTCCTAAGTCGTCAGTGGTTTTTTTAAGAAATTCTATCTCTCTGTTTGCTATTTTGGTTGTGCCAACAGCAGCAGTAAGAGACATCTTCATAGATTCAAGTTCCATTCCTGTTGCTGAAATATCTTTTGTGAAATCAAAGGCTTTTTTTGCAAGATACAGCGTTGATGCAACATGAGCCATGTCCTTAAGACGCTTATTAAAACTATCTACATTTTGTGCTGCTTTTTTTGTAGATTTTGATAGTTCTGTAAACTCCCCATTGACTACTTTTAGAGCACCGGTCTTTTTATCAATGCTAATGCGTATCTTTAAGTCTTTTTCCATAATTATGTTATAATCCTCACATGGCTTATTTATTAGATATTTTC